GAAATCCAGCCGGCAGGCCGGCGGCGTGATCGCCTCATTGAGGATGTCGATGTCGAGGATGCCACCCGCAAGTTGCAGCGCCGTCAGTTCGACGATCACGCGCGGCGCATCGAACTTCGCGAAGTAGAGCTTCATCTTCATGTCGGAGACGAGATTGCCGGCGAAGAAGGCGCCGTCGGTCGACACGAAGAAAGTACCCTGCACGACGCCGTTGTCGGTGCTGGTCATCGCCACGTAGTGGTCGCCGGTCGTGATGAGCACGATGGCATAACGGCGGCCCGACTTCAGATAGGTCGGCACAACCGGCACCGCGGTCTCGACGAGCGCCGGGAGTGCGGCGTTCTGCGCCGTGCCGCCCACCTGGATGCTGGCGGCTGGCACGACGGTCCGCGAGATCACCCGGTTGAGATCGGGCATGCCATAGGCGGTTTCGCAGACGATGATGTTGACATCGCCGCTTGCCGCCTTGCGCGAGAAGAACAGGCCGACCTGGGAGAGCCACCCATCTTGGGAGTTGAGGAAGGTCTGCGCGACCTGCTGCCCGTTGATGCTGGCGGTCGACTTGACGGCATCCCAATAGGGCTCCTCGTAGATGTCCACCCAGAATTGGGTGACGCGGATCCACTGGTGGTTGATCGCCGCCTTGGCGCGGTCGGCGGCATTGACTTCCCATGTCTCGCCAGTGATGCGGAAGGTGCCGGTGACGGGATCGTAGCTGCCCTGCCTCCACCACGTGGAGTTGGTGCAGACCGTGCGTGTGCTGCCATAGCGGGTGCGCTGGCGTGTCCGGGCAAGCTGGGTGATCGTCGTGGTCTCGAAGCTGTACTGCGCCAGCCGGGTCTCGCCATTGTAGCCGGCGAGGTTCAAGCGGATGCCGTGGGTGTGCTTCGGCAGCACGAAGCCGTTGTGCACGGTCACGTAAGGGTTATTCGGGTTGAGCAGCGCGAGTGCCGCGCTGTTGCTACCGGCACTCGGAAAGCGGATGCCTTCTCCGACGACCGCATCGAAGCTTGCGTGGGCCGTCTGGCTCCCCACAAGATCGAGGAAGTGATTGCTGCCGTAGAAGATATAGGCCGAGGGCTTGAAGACCCGCTCGCGCAGCTTCTCGAGCTCGACCAGGACGTCCACGAGATCGGTCTTCATGGCGTAGAGCTTGAGACGGTCGGCGAGGGCCGCGAGGTCGGTCTTGAGGGTATCGACCTGCCCGCTGATCTGGCCGCGCCAGACCTCAAGCGCAGTCGTGCGGTTCGAGACGAGCCGGAGGTTCGGCAGCTGCGTCGCCGTCCACTGCTCGATCGAGACGATTCCCGAGGTATCGAGTAGCGCGTAGCAGATCACGACGACATTGGCGTCGGTCGGCGGATAGGCCGGGTCCGGGCTTTCCGTCCCCGCGACAGCCGAAAGCTCGGCGCGTCGCAGGTTCTCCATGGCCACACTCTGCGGCTCGGTCGTGCCGACCTGCGCGTCGATGAGGAAGTCGCGCGGCTGGACATCGGTATCGACCGACTGCCCGAAGGCGACAATGGCCACGCGCTTCCTGGTCACCAGCGGCAGGGAATTGAAGACGTCAATGACGACGTTCTCGTTGCGGGCATGGACCTCGCCCGCGGCATAGAGGCGGCCCGATGAAAGGGTGATCTCGGTCGCGGCGGTCTTGGAGGCGGTGAAGCCCGAGTAAGCCTTGCCGCCGTCGATCGCGTCCTTCACCACATGATCGATCGAGGCGCGGGTGAAGTCCTGCATGTTGTTGAGGTCGGCGGACTGTAACTCCTGCCGGTCGCGGAAGATGACGGTCTGTTCCACGGGTCTGTTCCTTCTATGCCTCGATGAAGCGTCCGAGTGTCACCGTTCCGACCTTGAGGCGGTCGCCGGCGCGGGGGAAACGCCAGGTCCTGGTGTCGAGCAGAATCCGGTCCCGAAGTGACTTGGAGACGCGGACGGCTTCACGAACATCCGCAATGGGCTTGCGATTGCCCGTCATCAGGTAGCCGTTGACGAAGGGCCCTGCCGTGCGCGGCGCCAGCCTGCCCTTGATCCGCGTGCGGACCTCGGCGTGATACGGCGGCATGCCCAGCCTTGTGTATCCAAGATGCGTCGAGCGGATGCGCACGTCCGGCACCCGGTCCGGATCGTGGATATGCCAGCGCTCAAAGATGTAGCGCCAGGAGACCGTGAGCGGCAGCTGCTTGCCGAGAATGAACTGCCGCTTCGTTGCATAAAGCGCGGTCGGCTGACCCTGGTGCTGCTCCGCGACGTGTTGCGGCCGCACGTCAATCAGGTCCGCATCGGGATAGGTGGTGGTGTAGGTCTCGCGGCCCAGACGATAGCTGTAACTGGCATCGCGCGGGATGCGGATCAGACGCTGCGCGACGCCAAAGTCGTCCATCAGAAACGCCCTCCCCTTCGGTGGCGCATCGAGATGCAGCGCCCGGGTCGGCTTCGCGCCCAGGATTACTTCGTCGAAAGCCGCGGCGTGGAACCGTGCGAAGCCTTCGGACGTGACGGCGCGAATGGTAAGCGCCGTTTCCTCGCTGCGGTCCCAGAGCTTTGCCGTGCGGATGAACCTCGACCAGGCGCCGACATCCTTGACGCAGCTGGCGTCCAGAAACGCCTTCGCCCTCCCGAAGGCCGCCGACGTGAAATGCGCAAAACGGTACGTGCCCCGCGCGACGAAGGGATAGATGCGCAGCTGCGGAAAGCGCGCGAGGAAGGCTTGCCGTTCTTCCTCCGTGAAGCCTTCCATCAGATAAGTCTTCGCCGGCGGCACGATGAAGCGGCGGGGCTCGGCACCCATGATGCGGATATGCTCCGCAATCGACGCCTGCGTCCCTTTCCGGGCATGCATCGGCAGTGCACGGGCCGCCAACGAGCGATGCTTCTCCTCTGACCACTCTGGCTCCCAGAGATCGACCGATAGGCCCCAGGCCAACCAGGCCAGATGGGTGGCCGGAATCTCCCATGGTCGCACCAGCTTCGGGATCTCGACCGAGAGCTCGTCTATCCGCGCGCCGGTGAGGTCGAAGGCTTCCTCGAAAGCCGTGTGGTTGGGCGGAAGGAGCGTCTGCCGGGTCATACCGTCACTCATCCCGCGTGGAACTGACGGTCAGTTCGATGGCCTCGACAGCGTAGACCTCGGTGACATCGAGAACGAGATCGTCTGACGGGGACACGAGGTCGACCGAATGGACGCCCTCTTGATGCAGCGCGGCGTAAAGCGCCGAGCGCCGGAGGTTCATGCCGAGCATGCGGTTCTTCTCGACCCATGCGGTGACCGCAGAGAACGCCCGCTGGCGCACCACTTCGCCGTCGGGGCCGGGATAGAGGGTCAGGCGAGCGACAATGCGGGTGTTCCGGATGACGGGAGCCAGAACTTCCACGACATCCGTGAGGGGACGGATCGCCTCATTGCCGAGATGAAGCCGGACGGCCTCGCGCTCGGCAATCGTAGGACAAGGATCGGATCCCTCCTTCAACACAGTAACGCGCACCACGCCGGGGCGGCGCGAGACCGCCGAGACGTCCCGCGCCCAGGGCGCCACGGTGAGTGCATGATACTGATAGGCTCCCTCGGGACCCGCGACCGAGAAAGCCTCGGGCGCCAGCTGGATGCGGCGGCGGAAACGGTCGTCACTTTCTCCCTCCTGCCTAGCGGTTGCGAACAGCGCGCCGAGATGGTCGAGGTTCGTGCCATATGACGAGGCGAGCAGCACGGCCCTTGCTGCATCGTTGATGCGCGCCCGGAGACCCATCTCCCGGTAGGCGAAGGCCTCGATCAGCTTGCGGGCGGGTTCGCTCTCGAGGTCGATCACGCCCGCGATGAGCGGAAAGCGGTCCACCAGATCGTTCCGCATCGCGGTCACGATCGCCTCGTAATCCAGCGTCTCGATGATGTCGGGCGGAGCAAGCCCCGAGAGGTTGATGGCGGTGAAACGGCTCATTGCGACAGCCTCTCCTCGATCAGCATGCCGTCCGGATTGGCGTAGGCGTCGAGCCGCCTGGCACCCGCGGGGGTGAAATCCCCGTAGACGGCGCGCGGGCGGTACTCGCCCTCGAGAAATACATGGAGCTGCCCGTCGCGCGTGACCTTCACGGCTTCGATGCGGGTGACCCGGAAGCGGGGCTCCCACTGCTCGATGGCCGAAGTGATGGCCGCGAAATACGGCACCACCTCGTCGGGCGTGATAAGTCGGCCCAGAAGGTTCGGGACGAAGGAGCCGTACCACTCACGCATGATGCGCGAGCCGAAACGGGTGTCGAAAATGTCCCGGAGCGACTGGACGACATGTTCCCAGCCGGTGAGGATGCCACCGGTCGCGGCATCGAGGCCGACAGAGGGATCGCGGAGATTGACGGTCATGTCCTCTCCCCCTCTTGCTCAGTCTCCACCATCGCCTTGATGCGTTCCCCGATCCAGCGCATGACGTTCACCGCCATGGAGTTGCCGAGCGCCCGGTAGCGCGGGCCGTCGGGACAGTCTTCCGCCGGCTTCTTCTTCCACGGGATGCGGGTGTGTCCTCGTGCAAAGCCTTGCAGGGATTCCGCCTCTTCGCACGTCAGCCGGCGCACCAGCATTGGCAACGCCACGCAGGGCGCGGTATCGCCCTTCCCCGTCTCACCCGACATGGTGAGGGCGTTGACAAGGTCTCCCATGCCGCCCCGACCGTTGCGAGCGATCCTTGGCTGAAAGGCATAGGCCGCGACACCGTGCTGTGCACCGGCCTGAAGCGTGTACATGGGATCGCCATCATCGCCGATGCCAAGCCCGGCGCGCCGGTCATCGGTCGAAGACGGTCCGGTCCGCTTGCCCACTTCGAGCAATGGCACCGCAACCGCCATCTGCCCGCCGCCGTTGGCGTGGCTTTCATGATGCGGCATGGCCCTGAGCGTAGGCGAAAGATCTTCCGTGGCATCGGCGCCATGATCCTTGGACGAGAAGGCCACGGGCACCAGAGGCGTGCCGCGCCCTGTGCCATCTTCACTTCCATCGAACCCCTCGCCGCGCAGCGCATGCGTGACCAGCGTCTCGGTCTCGTAATCCTGCCGTCCCATGCCGCCGGCGTTGAGGCAGTGGGAGATATCGCCGGTCGAAGCCTCGCCGACGAGTCCGGCGCCACGCTGACTGAACAGTTCCTGGTTGCTGTAGCCGATGGCGCCGGTGTTGAAGGACTGATTGAGCGTCGGATGCGGATGCTCTACGCCGTCCCAGTGGCTGCGACGCTCGTCAGCGCCTTGTGCAGCGC